AGTTTCTATAAGCTCTTTAACACCAAAAATTAAAATTAGTTATTATGTCTACGCAAAATTTAAAATATTTAAAAACAGTTGACAGACTAACTAGACAACGAGCGTTTCAAGGCTTAACCACAAAATGGCCGAAACGAATGATCGAAGCAAGAGAAAGAATCATTATTCACGCGATTAAACAGCATGGAGATGAGAAACTACTAAACGACTCACTATCGAAACGTAGATCAGCTACTACTCCCGAAGCAGTAATTGAAGACTTTCAAACTTTCGAACAACCAAAACACAACGTAATCAGAGACCGACATTATTTGAAGGCACTTGAGGTAACGAAGAAACTATTCGACCCAGGAATTAAACTGAGACCTGTACATTATACAGATTTACGCTACTACCCTTGGAGTTTAAGTGTAAGTGCAGAAGCACCTTACAATTATCAGAAAGCAACACGAGATTTATTAATCCAGAAGCAGAGCGAAGGACTAATTGAAAACTCAAGAGCTTCATTTCATAATCTTTATAACGAGATTTTTGTTGACAACAGACTATTGATTCATCAGATCAAACATGGTCACTCACCATTTTGGAAAAATGGAAAACCACAAACATATGAATTTATCACTTTACATTCTAGATCACATTTAGTTGGACCAGAAGAAGATGACAAAATCCGAGCAGTATTTGGATCACCAAAACTACTACTTATGGCAGAAAATATGTTCATCTATCCCTTACAGGAACGATGGCTTAACCAAAGAGTTCAAAACCCAATGTTATGGGGGAACGAAATGATTAAAGGAGGTTGGAGACGATTGCTAAAACAAATGCAAGACAAAGGACCACATAAGACTTATCTTTCACTAGATTGGTCGCAGTTTGACAAACGAGCACTACACGAAGTTATCGACGATGCGCACAGCATTTGGAGAAGCTATTTCACTTTTGAAAACGGCTACTACCCGACAAACTTCTACCCACACGCTAAAACAGCGAGTTGGAAGCTCGAAAACCTATGGAAATGGATGTGTCATTCAATCAAGAATACACCAATTCTATTACCAGACGGAACGCAATATAAATGGACATTTAACGGTATTGCATCAGGGTTTCAACAAACCCAAATACTAGATTCATTTGTTAATTGCATAATGATACTCACACTACTAAGTAGAATGGGCATCAATATAGAATCAAAACACTTTTTTATCAAAGTACAAGGTGACGACAGTGTCATCGCGATCCCAGAACCCATTGCAGAAATGGAGGGACACCAATTCTTAGTTCGCCTAGCGAAACTAGCTTTGAAGTACTTTAACGCAAAACTGAGTGATTCAAAATCACAAATTCAGACATCACCGAATGGACTGAAGGTTTTAGGATATACAAATGCATTAGGCATGCCGAAACGAGAAGAAGCAGACTTAATTGGACATTTACTCTATCCAGAAAGAAACTACAGTTACGAAGCACTAGCTGCATCGTGCGTTGGAATTGATTGGGCTAACATGTATAGTTCAAAACAAATTCATTGGATCTGCAAAGATGTATTCGACTTTTTAACACAAAAACTTCTTATTGAAGTGAGACTAACAACCACAGATTGGTTACTTAGATTAGGAATTGACTTAATCCCAGATTTTGAGATTAACAGATTTCCCACTACAACAGAATTATTCGACGCGAATTTCGCGATCGTATCAAGAGACGAAAGATCAAAGGAAAGATTCTTTCCAACGAAAGAACAATCCGCCGGCGGATTCTACTTCATACCAGATTTGCTATGAATGGAAACGGAATTCCGGAAAAGAAAT